ACCCTATTAATAATACTGTTATGACTTACACAATTAAGTATCAGTACGGAACATACTCAGGGACTGAGACAGTGCAGGCTGAGGATGGTGAACAGGCTATCGCTAAGATGTGGAACCGATTCAGAAGATTGGGATATCTAAACCTTTCGATGGCATACAAAAGTGCGAGGATAATTAATGAGGAGGAAGAGTGATGACAATAGAAGAAATAGACAAAATTATAAGTGAGGTGGAAAATATGCACCCTTACAAACAGGCAGGCAATAGAGATAGTTATTCTCAATACAACGAAGGGTGGAGTGATGCCTGCGATATATTAGGTCAAAGAATAAAAGAATATTTAACCAATAAACAATTAAAAATTAAAAAATAATATTATTTGAAATGAAACTCAAAGAAAGACCGTTAACAGCACTGGACGGGATGCTCTCTCAGCAAATGGAGCTCCTGTTCAACATACAGGATTATAAAAATAGTCCCGGGTATAAGACTATAAATATGAATATGGTTACTATTTGCAAGGAACTGAATAATTTGCGCGTTAAGGAGATAACCAGGGAAGATGAAGATAAAGAATAATTTTTTTCTTTAGAATATTTATTTAACTTTGTATTGAAAATCCAAATGGATATGTGTCTGAAAAAAATATTTGGCGGCAACCCATTACCCCAGGAATTGCCGTATGGCGGTAAGACAGCGCTTCTTTTTGCAATTAACGATTACCAGGGAAGTGTTAATAATCTCCGGGGATGTCTTAATGACCAGTTGATGGTTGAAAAATGGCTTAATACCTATTTTCCTGAATTCGTGATTTATAAATTCAAAGACAGGCAGGTAACAAGAAAAATCTTTACCGAATGGATTTTAAAATTTAAAAATAAACTCACACCCGGTGATGATCTTTTTATCCACATCAGCAGTCATGGTACCAGGGGATTCGATAAACAGGGAATTGAAGCTGATGGTTATAGCGAAGCATTATACTTGCATGACGGGCCATTGTGGGATTTTGAATTAAGAGAAATATTGACAAATATTCCTTACAAATCAAAAATTACTCTCGCATTTGATACATGTTTCTCCGGCGGCGCGATATCAAAGAATAAATATACAAGCTTTCTCAGGAAAGACCTGTATATTAAACCACGGTTTACTGAAACCGATATTATACCGCCGGGCATCAGGAAAAAAAGTTCCTTCGTGAGAGTATTTGATCATAGTAATATTATCCAGTTTGCGGCTTGCGGTGAAGGACAGACGGCGGCCGATGCTTATATCGCCGGTAAATACCGCGGGGCTTTTACTTATTTCTGGATCGAGACTTTTGTGAAAAACCGTAATTGTGATCTATGGCTCGCGAGTACGAAATATGCGATCAATGATATCGCACATTATAGCCAGGTACCGCAAATATGGGGAGGAATTGAATTAATTAATAAACCGGTATTTACAAATATAAAAAATAGAAATGATGATTAAAATTCCAAGAGCGGTCTATGACCCCGCTAAAAGAACAAGAAACCTGTTATCGACAATAGGTAGTTTGATTCCTATCATTATAACTATACTTTTCAGTATAGGAGTAATAAATCTTGATATTGAAGGCCAGCAGCAATTTCAGTTGCTTGCCATGAACGGGTGGGAGGCTATCCTGGCTCTGATTGATGCTGTCACCGGTATATTCATGCTGTTCAGGATGGAAGACAAATCCGGGATACGTAAAAAAAATATTTAATAATAAATTAAAACAATTTTATCATGAGAAAATTATTTTTAATCACTCTGGCAATATTCCTGTCAATGGGAGTATTTGCACAAGGCCCATTTACCGGTTTCTTCAAACCAGGTAAAAATCTTGGTATTGAATATGGCCTGAAAACTGACGGATTGCAGCGTGAATGGTATTTCCGTCCGGCCGCGCAGCTTACTGCCGTACAATTTATTTACAATAAGGATCTTAAACAATTTGAATCTTCAACATTCAGTTCCGCTGGAATCGGAATAGGATATCAGCATTTTATCAAAGATGTGAATGATAATTTTGTTAATAATTATGGCTTCAACGCGCTTCTCGTGATTGACGGATCACAAAGTTCAATGGCCGGTATTGGTATTGCGGCTACTTTTAATGCTATGCAGTTTATTAATATAGGCGGCGGCTTTAATTTAACAGATAAACAATTTTTTGTTTTAACAGGCGCCATATGGACTTTTTAATTAACACCGGCGATTTTGCTGAAATAATATGGAACGGGATACATTACACCAAGACAATTCACGGCCATGTAGTTGAAGTCACGGGCAAGTATATTAAATTTGTTGAAAAAGAAGAAAAAAAAATGTTCACTATCAAAAAAGAAAATATAAAATCTTATGTTGTAAAAGATTTGCAAATATCAGACTGATTTTTTATTTTTGATAATTATTTAAATGAATCACGACATTTAAGAAACCCAAAATTTGTAAGTGAATCAAAAAGTTCAAGAAAACCATTAAGTCAAAATGAATCAGAAACTTGAAGAAAACCATTAAACATAAGTGAATCATTTACTTCAAGAAAACCATGTTTATTAAATGAATCAGTAATACTAAGAAAACCATGTTTATTAAATGAATCAGTAATACTAAGAAAACCAATAAATGCAAATGAATCAAAGGAGGTAAGAAAACCAAACTTTATAAGTGAATCATTCGCTTAAAGAAAATCAAATAGATTGATTGGGTTTTTTCATAGGTTAATTGGGTTTGAAAGGGGCTGTTCGGCCAGAGATGGATAGGAAGCTATCCTGTCGTGTTTGCCATGAACGGCTCCTTTAAAAAAAGAGTTTCTTTGATTTATTGATCTGTAAAGGAAAATTATCTGGACGCGGGTTCGATTCCCGCCAGCTCCACGATTTCCCGAAAGGGTCGTCATTTTAAAAGTAGTGTAACTTGCAAATAGCAACTTGCAAGTAGCAACGTGATGCTTCCCGGGGCCCTGATCACGTTATACAACCCCGGGATCACGGGGCTGACCTGGTTTCGACAGGTAATAAGTACAATACAGGGAGAATCATTGATTTATATTAACTGGCAAGGTGATAAACTTGCACGAGGTAAATCTGCTTGAAACAGCAGCTTAACTGATTAGCAGGAGCGAAGTAAAGTAACTCCTGCTTTTTATTTGATAATCAACAACTTATAGAATTATATTAAAAACAGTTGAAAAAAATAGTCGAATTTATATGTTTTATAACATATTTTTTTATAACTTTAACAACTATAAATATAGTTATAGTACTATAGTAAACAATGAAATACTTATCATATGCCGGCACCAATTGGAAATAAATATGCTGAAGGATGTGAAACAAGCGGAAGACCTCCTTTATTTAAAAATGTTAAGGTCCTGCAGAAAAAGATTGAAGAATATTTTAATCAGGATAATGTAAAGTTTACTATAACAGGTCTATGCCTTTTTTGTGGTTTCGAAAGCCGTCAATCCTTTTATGCTTATGAAAAAAAGAAAGAATTTACTTACATTATAAAAAGAGCAAGGCTGACAATTGAGAACATGTATGAACAACAATTATTCAGTAATATTCACGGAGGGGCTATTTTCGCCCTCAAAAATATGGGATGGGAGGATAAACATGATATTACATCAGGAGGTAAACAGATTATACCTGTAATTAAATTTAGCAATAATGACAAATGAACAGGTTGTTGAAATAAAACTACATGAAGCTTATCAGCCACTATGGAAAGTAAAAGATAAGCGTTATTACCTTCTCACGGGAGGAAGGGGATCGGGCAAAAGTTATGCACTTGCCCTTTTTCTTTGTGATCTGGCAGCAAGAGAAAAACAAACAATACTATATACCCGATTCACGATGACTTCTGCCCATATATCTATCATTCCTGAATTTATCGATAAGATGGAAACAATGGGCATGCTTCAGGATTTTGAAATAACCAAAACGGAGATCACCCATAAATATACAGGCAGTAAGATCATATTCAGGGGAATCAGAACAAGCGCCGGTAATCAGACGGCAGCATTAAAGTCAATACAGGGCGTTACTACCTGGGTGCTGGATGAAGCAGAGGAGCTTATTGACGAATATATATTTGACAAGATAGACGAATCCGTAAGAGAAAAAGATATTCATAACCGTATAATCATTGTTCTTAATCCCACGCACACGAGCCACTGGATACATCAAAGATGGTATGAGACCGGAAACAGGGATGATACATGCTACATACATACAACCTACCTGATTAATATGGAAAATCTTTCAGATAGTTTCATTAATAAGGCTGAAACGGTCAAGTCGAGAAATATTAATGCTTATAAGAACAGGTTCCTTGGCGAATGGATGAACGCGGCTGAAGGTGTCGTTTTTGAAAACTGGAATATCGGAGAATTTGATTATAATAGCCCACTGCAGGGATATGGTCAGGACTATGGATTCAGCGAGGATCCAACTACCTTGGTACATGTAGGTATCGATAAGAAAAATAAACGCCTTTATATAGATGAACTTTTTGCTATCCCTGGTTTATCCACATCGAAGATAGCGGAACTTAACAGGCATCATGCCGGTAACAATCTTATAGTAGGCGATAGTGCGGAGCCCAGACTGATTGATGAATTAAAGAAGGAACATAAATTAAATATCAGACCTGCAGAAAAAGGACCCGGCAGTATAACGGCAGGTATAAACGGAATGTTGGATTACGATATTATCGTCACTCCACGGAGCCGCAATTTAATGAAAGAATTACGAAATTATATTTACCTGGATAAAGGTAGCAAGATATATATTGATGATTACAATCACAGTATAGATGCTGCAAGGTATATCTTTATGTTTTTAACGTTGAAAAAAACTGAATACTGGGTCTTATGAGCAAATTAAAAAATATATTATCCCGCTGGATTTTTCAAAAAGAACAGCAATATCTCATTACGAATCAGGAATGGCAGATGCTTGCGCAGATGCTTTACCGGCATGTTAACAGTAATCCTACCATTAATCCCATGGTATCAAAGACTGATTATATCACCTTGGCTTATGCTTACAATTCAACAGTCTATTCCGTGATTTCAATGCGTGCCAATGCAGCAAAAGGAATACCATGGCTTGTTTACCGGGTTAAGGACAGGCAGAAGCTAAGGGAATATTCTAATATCACGAATAAGGCCCTGAATTTACATACCGCATTAAGATTGAAAGAAGATGCGCTGGAAGAAGTTGACAATACACCCGTGAACAGGATCATCAAGGAACCTAATCCACAATATTCATTCCAGGGGCTCGTGGAAGGCTTATTTATTTACCGTGACACAACAGGTGACAGCTATCTTTACAGCGTGACAAATTCAAGTGAGATATTGCAGCTGTTTCTCATGCCGGCCGATAAGATACGTATCGTACCCGGGCCGTTTGTTGATCCTATTAAGGGTTATACCTTCGAAAATATTTATGGTAATAAGATATTGGATCGTGAGAGGGTAATGCACTGGAAATATTTTAATCCTATATGGGATGCCCAGGGTCGTAATCTTTACGGGTTATCTCCGCTTGTTGCTGCAGCAAGAGTAATAAATTCCGACAATGCAGGGCTTAATCACCAGAATGCCGCCTTTGACAATGAAGGTGTGAAAGGTATAGTAACGGGCACGGAAGGCACGGAAATAGAATATACTCCCGAGCAGGCAGAAAAGCTGCGCCTTAAATTTAAAAGAGCAGTTAAGAGGGCGCAGGAAGGCGAAGGGAATCTGGTATTTCAACGGCCTCCCATCGAATATACGGAGATAGGCAAGACGCCTGTTGATCTTGGTGTGCTGGATTCATCCAAATATTACAAGGAGGTGCTGTGTAATATTTTCCGGATCCATCCATCCCTTCTTAGCAGTGATGCTTCCACGCTTAACAATCTTACCGAAGCCCGTAAGGCGCTTATGACAATGAGCGTGTTGCCGGACATGGATGATCTGAGGGATAATTTAAATAATCTTTTCGGCCGCTTTTTCACTGAACAATATTACATCGATTACGATATAATGGCTATTCAGGAACTGCAGGATGACATTGAAAAGCTTTCTTCAACATTAAAAAATATGGACTGGATTACAAGGAATGAAAAACGCACGGCGACAAATTATGACCGTTATGAGAGTGAGGCCGCCGATATGCTTTATACAACAATGAATGAAATTCCGCTCGGGTACAGTTTTGATAGCGGGTTCGAGCAGATAGATAATGAATTAAGTAAATTAAGAAAACAATATAAAAATTAATTTAGAATTAAATAAATTAAAAAAATAACATAAAAATTAATTTATCATGTTAAAAAAAATATTTGACAAGTATCTTCAGGAAGGCATCATGCAGTATTTCATGAATGCCGGCAGCGGTATGCCCGGTTCACATGACATTGTTACCGATTCAGTCACGTATCAGTCGGTAAATTATGGAATCCCGGAAGGTGAGTATGTTTATGCCATTGAGATGTATACCGATGGTGTTACGTTTGACGATCTTGATGAAGAAGGGTCAACAGTTGTAGCCCGCAGGCTCAATGCCGGTGGTGACGGTTATCCGCTTGGAACTATAATTACCGGTAAATTCACGAAGATAGTGCCTGCCACGGATTGCGTTTGTGGGATATTTATTAAAAAATCGTATTAATGAGATTTCTTCGAACACCGGCATTTCCTGCATGGAGGCGACCCAAAGGAGGATGGGCATCAGCCATAATCGCCTTAATCGTTGATTACACAACCACGCAGTTTACATTCAAGTTTAAGTTGCCGTCAACGAA